GTTGTCTCGCCTGCACACACAGACTAGCAGGACAAACGCTTTTAACGCCTGCTTTTTGGGCCTGATTATTCCAACTTAATTAGAAAAGCTAAGCCCGCCCATCCCGCTTTGGATGCGGAGGACGTTGTAGTTGGTCGCGAACATGTGCATGACTTGCGAGTCGGTGGCATCGGCCTTAAGCGTCACCGCGACTTGAGCGTTGTCAATACGAGAGAAGTTGCACGTACCGGTCGGTTGGTGTTCTTCCGGCTTGAGCGCGAAAGAATACGAGTACACACCCGGGTACGGGGAGCCGGAGTGGTGGTTGAAGGCTTGCACTTGGTTGAAGTACTTACCCTTTTGTTCCTTGAAGCGGTCTTGGCCGTTGAGGACCAACTTGAAGGTGTCGAGCGGACCCGCGGAGACGGAGAGCGCGGCGCCTTCTTCGGACCATTGCTTCGCAGAGCCCGACGAACCGACGGAGAGGAGCGGGGCACCGGTACCTTCGGAGATCGGCACGTGGCAGTTACCGTACGCCGTCGGGTTAGCTTCGAGGACGACGGAACCAGCGGTCGCGGCGTTGGAGGTGAAGTTCCAGTGTTGGGCGTTGGAGGAGCTACCGTTGTTGAAGCACCACACGAGTTCCTTGATCGGGTGGTTGTAGGACAAGCGCACTTGCTTGGTGGAACCGGCCGTGACCGTGTCGGTGCCAGTGTGTTGCACTTGCTCGATGAGGTATTCGTGACCCTTTTGCGCGAAGCGACGACGCTCTTCGGTGTCGAGGTACACGTAGTTACCCCAGACCTTGAACGTGGAACCATCGGTGTATTGGGAGAATTCAGAGCTCAAGTCGAAGTCAATGCGGCATTCGTGGTATTGAAGCGCGATGAGCGGCAAGTAGAGACCCGGGTTGCGGTTGAAGAAGAACAACAACGGGAGGAAAACCGTGCCGGCCGTGGAGGCAACCGGGTTGGTCGTCATCTTACCGTAGTTCGCCTTCTTGGAGTCGTCCAAGTACAACTCCGAGTACAAACGCCACCACTTTTGGTAGTGCTTGTCGATGCGCTGGCCACCGATGGACAATTCAACATCCTTGATCGCACGTTCCGCGACCCAGCACGCATCGATGTCGGCGGTACCGGCCTTCGTGCCGAGGGACGCGGTGACGAGTTCGACGTACATGTCGCCGATCAAATCACCGTTGCGGGCAATGGTGACGGACACGCGGCCGTTGTTGGACGCCGTGCCGTTGACAGTTTGTTCGATGTTTTCCATCGCGAAGTTCGTGTGTCGCTTGTACACAGCTTGGAAGAAGGTAACCTTCGGGTTACCCGTCAAGTACACGTCTTGGGCGCCGTACGCCACGAGTTGCATGAGACCACCGGCCATTTTGAGAGTTTTTGTATTATATACTAAGATTTTTTTTTCGGCTGAAATCGCACTGGTGCGAAATTTTGGTCTCGATCTTTTCTCAGTCAAGATAAATGTCTGATCGCCCTGAAGAAGAGGAAGAAGAGTTCATCTCCGACGATGATGTGATTGAAGAAGAGGAAGAGGAAGTCTTCGAGGATGATGAAGAGTTTCAGGGTGATCTTGGATTTTTGATGACCAGTCTTCTCGCGTCGCCGGATGGGGACACGGTGTGCTCCGCCCTGGTGAACATCGCAACGCAACTTGAAATGCAAAACAAGATTCTTATTAAGATGCTCACCAAGCTCTCCAAAAAAGACAGTTAGAAAAATCAACCCATCAATAATAAAATGGAAGATGGAACTCATTACATCGACAAAGACCCCGATACCCGGGAGTCTCATATGGAACAAATGAAATGTAGAGTCCAGTCTCTGAATCAAGAAGAGGTGCTCCAATATATCGACTACATGGAAGATAAGTGGTGTTTAAAAAAAGGCTCTGGGTTCAACTCAGCGTCGCTCGGATATACGCAATTACTTAATCCCGAAGACATCGGTGAAGATGGTCGGGTCCTGAATTATGATATGAAAGCGATCGATGATCGACGTTCAAGATATATCAAGATTTTGAGTGAACTATATCACAGAGCCAGTGCGATCAATATTCAGGATTTAGAACCTGAAGATGATGGCCTGAAAGTGTCTCGACGAATCAATCGAATCATTGAACAAGTCAAAGATGCTTTCTGCAATATAAACACACACAAAATAGCGTATGAACGCGCTGAAAATCCAACCGTCGAGCCCGAGATTTTTGATTCAGACCCTGCTACGTTTAGGGGTGTCCCCATGGACGACGGTAAAGTCGACGATGCGACACCCTTTCAGAAATCGATTTTGTGTGCTTTGAAAGTGTTATACACGAAACGATTTCGGAGATACAAAGGTGAATGTTGTGAACAGATCACGTATAATGGACACGATACACGAGCATGGAAACCCGTTAAATCAATCAACGAGTTTGTGTATGAACTCGGAAACAAGGAATATGATTTTGGACTATGGCAAAACCTTACGAGTAATCCGGGTGTGTTTCGGCATCTCATAGAACATCTTTCGAATTGTCAAGACGTACAGTTTCCAGAGATACTGAAAGATCGTCACATGTGGTCATTCCGAAACGGTGTGTTTTTTGGAAAGCGATGGTCGCCGGAGACGGGTGCATATGATTGTAAATTCTATTCGTACGAAAGTCGTGAATTCCGATCCCTCGATCCGACCAAGGTGAGTTGTAAGTTTTTCGATCAGCAGTTTGATGATTTCGATCACATCGAAGATTGGTATGACATTCCAACACCACATTTCCAGGGTGTTCTCAATTACCAAAAGTTTGATGAACACGTCTCGAGATGGATGTATGTGATGGGTGGGCGTTTGTGTTTTGACACGGGTGAACTCGATGGGTGGCAAGTCATTCCATTCTTGAAGGGTATCGCGCGTTCAGGGAAGTCAACCGTGATTACCAAGATCTTCAAAAAGTTTTATGAACCCGAAGATGTAAAGACTGTTTCGAATAATATTGAAAAGAAGTTTGGTCTGTCGAGCGTCTATAATGCTTTGATGTTCATCGCTCCGGAAATTAAGGGTGATTTTTGTTTGGAACAGGCGGAATTCCAATCGATGGTGTCAGGTGAAGACGTCTCCATCGCCATCAAAGGTCAAACTGCGAAATCCGTCGAATGGAAGTGCCCGGGTGTCCTCGGTGGGAATGAGATTCCAAACTGGAAGGACAACTCAGGCTCAGTGCTTCGTCGTATTCTTCCGTGGAACTTTGCCAAACAAGTCAAGGACGCGGACACACAGCTCGACGAAAAACTCAACCAGGAAATCCCAGCCATTTTACTGAAGTGTGTTCGAGCCTACCTCGATTACGCACAAAAATACAGAAACAAGGACATTTGGAATGTCGTCCCAGAATACTTCAAAACCGTACAGAAACAAGTCGCAATGGTGGCGAGTACTCTACACAACTTCCTCGAGTCAACGAATCTGGTCTTTGGTTCAGAACTCTTCGTACCTCAGAAGATCTTCGTACAGGTATTCAATCAACATTGTCAAGCGAACAACTTGGGTCGACCAAAGTTCAACCCAGACTTTTACGCCGGACCCTTCAGCTCGCGCGAAATCGAGGTGCGGGAAGAGTCGCTCACATACAAGGGACGGGTGTACCCAAAACAACCATTCATATTTGGTCTCGATGTCCTCGAGGAGACGCTCCAGTTCAGCGATGACCATTAGAAAAAAATACCTGTCATATATAAGATGAGTCAAAACGCACTCAAAGAATTCATTAAGAATTCCAACGTGGATGTGACGACGGATAGTAATTACAATAACGAAAACTTGAGACTCATAAACGAAATCGAAAAGGATCTCCTCAGGGACCAACACATACCGCAACGTCTCGACAGAAAGTTAGTGAACAATAGCAATTACGGAAACATTGTCAATACGACCAAAACTGATTTAGATGTGAGTAAATTAAACATGGGCATGTTCAACGCAACTGTCAATAGATCTCTGAGCCCCGGTGACCGCGTCGATCTCGTTGAAATTCTGAAGAGAAGTCCATTCTCAAAGCGAACCATCCCGAATGGTCTCACCGTTGAGGTCAAGGAAATTAGGGGTTATTATGGACAATTCAAAGTTGGATATTCGTCTACGCTCGAATACGGACAAAAGGGTGATCTCAATCAAAAGTTTTTCACTGTGCAATTTGCCATTAATGTTTCCAATGGAACCGAGACGAAGGGTTGGACCATCAACATTTATAAGAATGGAAAGATTCGCTTCTCGGGTGGTTTCGTCGGTACGGACATTGAGCGTCAGGCGGAAGAAGTCCGAAACTATGTAGTCACCGCGTACACGACTGGTAAGTATCCGTTTTTGTATAACGCATTTGAGTATAATAACTTGAGTGGACAGTTCAAGGTGAATGGAACCATTCGATTGTTTGAATTACACAAGAACTATGTAAAGTATGGACTCAAGGAATCTTCATACGAACCCGAATTGTCACCGTTCTTATTTGCAAAGTACACACTTTCGGACGAAGAAGATGCGACGTATATTATTTCGAGTACCGGTAACGTCCAAATCTCCGGTGTTCGTACACCTGGACGCATGCTCAAAGCGTACAACATAGCCTCGGACATCATGCACTCAGCCACGCGTGATGGAATCATTCGTATTTCGGCACAAAAAGTCAATTCAGCGCGTCGCAAAAATTCGTCATCGTGTCCAAAGAACCGTCAGCCACCGTGTAAGACTGGATTCGAAGAGCGTAAAAATAAAAAGGGGTTTACGTGTTGTTATAAAATCCCTAAAACGAAAAAGATGGCACCCCGCGGAAACGCGTTACCCATCGTGAATGGGGACATGATTGGAAAGCGTCGATGTGATCGCTACTCACAACCCGAATTATACGATATCGCGAAGCGTTTGGGTATCGTGAACATTAAGAAGACGACAAAGAAGGAAGACTTGTGTGCCATGATTAAAAAGGTTGGAGGTGAAAAGGCGCAAGTCGCTGCGTTTAAGAATGGTGGTAAGGAGTACCGACTCACGGGTACCGGAAACACGTTCCGTATTGGAAAGAAGATGGCGAAATTGTACACGAAGGATGATCTTGTACGTTTCGCGAAAATCATGAAGGTTGCTGTGAATGTGAAGAATGATAAGATGACGATCGCCAAGAAATTAGAAAAGGAGAGAAACGCGATCGCAGCTAAACCTAAGACGCCACCACCGAAGCCCGAACCTAAACCGTCGAGGAAGAATGTCGCACAACAAAAGCGTAACGTAAAAAAACAAGAAGTCATTAAAAAGCGTGGTCTCGACGAAGCATCGATTCGCCGGGACATTACACTTTTGTATGGAAAGCGATGGATGCAACGATACAATCCGTCCATCGAAAACGATGTTCGTGAGATGAAGACGAAGCTTAATGGTATGGGACGGCTCGGAAACAAGCGTGGTATTCCATTCAAGAAGGATGTCGATCTCGTCAAGAAGCGCATGGTGCAGCGATGGAAGAATCAACGTGGACGTGCGTTAGAACGTAAGTTCATCATGAATCAGTTGAATACCACAAACATCCCAAATGCACTCAAAAATAAATATAAGAATGCAGCGGTCAACTACATCATGACACAAGGTCCGACCATGTCACAACTTAACAAGTACAAAAACACTTGGATTAATCTGCATAAAGGAAAGTGATCATGTTACATGAGTATGGATAAATACCAACAATTCTGTATAGATGAGGCAACGTATCATCTAGACAGGTCAAAAGATATTTTGACGAAGAGTATTGAAGATCCTAAAAAATATTACGATGAAATGCAAGAGTTTTATAGAAAGTTGGCAAAGCTTTTTCCACTCATGATTATGCTTGAACACATCGAATCTCACACTCACGATTTGGAAACGGAGGGTAGTTTATCACGTACGCAATCTTCAACCCAGTTAGATTCAGATAGTTTTGCGCCTGCAACTCCGCCTGGTCATTAAGGGTTTTGATGGTTTTGAATTCAAGAACCACAGTGTTATTAATGATGATATCCGCCCGTACATTACCAATGACGTGTCCTTCGAATGTGATCGGCACAATGCGCTCTGTTTCATATGGGACATTGTATTGTCTCAACATAACTTCCATAGCGTTATGGTATACTCTCTCACTGAATCCAGGTCCCAGTTGAGAATATATCTTTGTAGCGAATGCTTCTATGTCGACCATGCTTTATTTTTTATTCTTCGCTTTAACAACCTTATTACGAATATTGTTCGTGAGTTCGTAGCCGGTCATGTTCTTGAATGCCTTTGCATTTCCACTCACGGCGGCCGCGCGCGCCATGGTGGCTGATGGTGCGTTCTTGGTTCGGGGTATGGCAAGCTTTTTGACATTGAGAAACTTGAATGCATTCCGACGATTTTGTCCAACAACCATGATGGAGTTTGCATTGAAATTTTGAGCAATCTTGGCGATGCTTCGATCCTTCGCAGACGTGAGAATAGTCACACCTGGAAACCATCGTCGAAGAATGCGAACTTTATTCTCCACGGGTAAAGGATTCTTTGAATTACCGTATGAATGTGACACGACGATCACGGGTTCTTTATTTGACTTACGCGCCGTCTCGATCACATATTCAATCATAAGTCTATGTCCTTTGTGTGGAGGATTGAATCGACCATACGTAAAGACAACAGACTTCATTAATAATATCAGAGAATATAAATGTGGTGGCCATTCAAATATGTACGAATCAGTTCATCACGAAGTTTTAGTTACTTATGGGGAGAATAATCTTATTATATAATATATGGCCACATACGCTCAGCCCACGTGTGAATATATCTATAAAGTGTCTTCCCTTGAAAAGGTTGTCGATGGCGACACGATCGATGTGACGATTGATCTTGGATTTGATGTGTGTACGCGTCAGCGAGTGCGTCTTCTTGGCATCGATACTCCCGAATCGAGAACGTCGGACCCTACGGAGAAAGTGTATGGTCTCATTTCTAAGAAGAAATTGAAAGAGTGGTGCCTCAGGGCTGTGGAATCTGAGAAGGATGATATTGAGATCGAACTCAGATGCCCGGAACGAGACAGTCGTGGAAAGTTTGGGCGTATTTTGGCGGAAGTGTGGGTGTGTGAAGATGGTCAATGGACTAATGTAAACAAATGGATGTGTGATGAAGGGTACGCCGTGCCGTACAGCGGTCAAAATAAAAACGCCGTCACTACGCTCCATGAAGCGAATAGACGTAAACTACGTCTTCGCGGTGAGGGGATACTTGTTGACCCATAGATTACAAATCCATTTTTCACCACCATTCACAGGCATACCTCCGTGGAGTGCTTTTGATGTCATGAGTTCGTAATTATCAAGTGTATTGAAAAATAATACATCTCCAGCTTTGAGTTTATACGCGCGACCGATGTTTGGAAACACCGTCGCACCACCTTGGTATCCATCATTCAAGGCGATGATAAATGTGTACATGCGTTTATTCTCTTGATCTTTCATGGTATCTTGGTGTGGTTTATAAAAGCCACCTTCTTCGTAACGAAGGACCTGTAAATTTTCACAATTGTCGATCGGCCGATCCGTCATGGCTAAACATCGCTCGACAATTGTGCGTATCACCGGATCATCGAGAGATAACCATGCTGTTTCACTCTGTCGAACATCTGGTTTAATAACCTTATCGATCGACACGGTCGAAGGTTTCAGTTGCTTTCTCGCCTTTTCAATTATGTGGTGTCTTTCTTCTGGACTCACGAAATTACTGAACACGAGTGGGTGTCTATATTTTGGAATGATTAAATACACAAAAATTATGACGGCGAGTAGAAGTACGAGCATCTAAAATAAAAGAAGATTATTATTGAAGAGTGGTGGTGTCACACATTTATAACGCTTGTGTATGGATCGAACGATATCATTCGAATATAGAAGCAATTCGCGTAAGGTTTTTATAATAGTGGTATCTTCCGTGATGACATATTGTCGAAGAAGATCGGTCGCGGTGTCGATAAACATTCGATAAACACTCACAACGTCCATGTTTTTTTCTTTGTGCTTATCAACTCCTTGGATTTTACGCTTAAATTCGTGTTCACTCATGTCATTGAGCATATATAGTATTCTAAAATGTTGTGTCGAAGTATTTGTGTATTCTGTGTATATAATTTCCCGTTCACACCAATGAATCACATGTATAAAATCCGCGAGTCGTTCAGGGAGTTCATGTCTCGCGGGAAGACCACCACATGGTATGTCTCCATGTTCTCTATGAAGTCCAGACGTCTTTCGTTTGAATTCAAGGTAATGTGGATTATGAATTCGTCCTATTTGAATATTTCCGGAACGCCAATCAAATGCAGTTTGACATTGTGTACACCACATCTGTGCACACCCATCAATCTTGGAAATCATGGTTGAACACTTTGGACATGGTTTCGTATCTTTCAATATGAGCTTCATCGTATTTTTGAGATCTGGATCACATATGTGTCCATCACTCTTAATTTCGCAACACGCGTCGCAAAACATCTGTCGACAAATACCACAATACCATTCCTCGTCAAGAAATCCTTTACACATTTCTACGGGACATTTTCGTACGAACGACTTTTTAATTTCAGTCACATCTGGATTTGAGAATCGAAGTTCGTCAATACGTTGTCGTGTCTCACGCATGTGTTCAATGAGTTCTTTAATCTCTTCGACACGCATGTACTCATCATATGTCAAACGACCAAATTGCATATACAATTTTGACAATTGTTTCTTTTGTTCCATGATGATTTCATTCAAGTGTCTCATTTCAAGAATGCGCTCCACGTGTATTTGTGTCTCTGGCATGAGGAGTTTTTCTCTTTCGAAAAGAATACTTTCACGATGTCTTCGATAGTCTGTATGTCGGAATTTATGTGTACAAAAACTATCAACGAATTGTCTATTCCATGCATGTTTACATCCCATGCAATGTGCATCTTCCATACTCGAAAGTAAATATGTCTGTGTACATGATTTACATGTCATCAAATCACAAAAAGGACAGGTCACCTTTTTGTGATTTGTATTTTCAAAACACACACCGCACCTGTCCATTAATTGAACAGTCGTACGATTTCTTTAACTTTACATATATTTATCCTTGACCCAATCACGATCACTTTTAAAAATCTTGGACAGCTTTGGATCCGTGCGCTTGAACAAGATCATCAAAACATTGAGACGGCGAAACAACCCGAGTGGGGGTTCACCCGCGCGAATAACCTTACCAAGTGCTCGGTGTCTCGCGAGCTTGGACTTTTCGCGCACATCTGAATAACCATGTACACTAAGAATACCAGAGTTACTGAGAGGGATGATGACTTTCATTTATATAGACACACATTATAATCGACGAACGACATTATTCACAACTTTCGCGTATTCGAGATTCTTCACCGTCTTTGATTTAGATGCTGCACCCTTCTTATTCCGTTCGCGCGCTTCCCTGAGGACCTTTGTCGCATTTTCACCTTTATTAAGACGCGCCACGAAACGATTACGATTCTTCACACCCATACCCTTCATGCCCCGAATTTCATTCTTTGCGTTTCCGGATTTATTGGTACCAAATCTCTCCGCCGCGGTCATGACCCTTTTATTTGGTCGGTTTGTATTATTAAATGAGAATCCAGATTCACGAGTCTTCACAAGTTTTCTGGCTTCGTCGAAGATTGTCTTATTCTTTGACGCGTCCCATCGTTTCATGAATGATTCCACATCCTTTGACGTGAGTCCCTTGATTTGTTTGAGTTTCCATTCAACACCTTCACGTGTCATTCTATTAGAGTCCAATTTATTCGCTTCTTTGAGAACCATATTCGGGTCTTCACCCTTTTCAAGTCGATTCATAAACTTTTTGCGGTTATCGCGTGTCAATTTCTTCTTATTCTGAAGAAGTTTTGCCGTGTTCTTACGAAGTTGGTCTCGACGCTCCTTTTCGATTTTTTCTCTTTCAGCGGCACGACGATTTTGGTTCATTTTGGTCGCATTCCCGAGGATCGCCGATTGGGAGTTACCCTTATTGAGTCGAGCCATGAACGCGGTTCGGTTCGCTTTTTCAAGTGTATTGAGCGCTTGAAGCTTTGACGCGGTGTTCTTCTTCACTGCGTTCGCTGCATTCTTCTTCGCCTTGAGCTGCCCCGCGAGTTCTTGACGGCGTTTCGATATATCATTTCCACGTTTCATGATCCATGATTCGTGACCCGCCTTTTCTTTGTCCGAAATATTAGATGCACGGATTTCCTCGCGGAGTTTGATCTTTTCATTCATTTGTGCATTGATCGCATTGAGTTCTTCCTTTGTGGTCGCTTTACGCACGAGTCCTTCCCAGTCGCGTCGGAAGACGCCCGTCTTACCTGGAATCTCCTTGATAATCTTATCTAAGAGTGGTTTACGCGCCTTTTCGAGAATCATTGCATTTGCATTCTTCAATACATTATTCGCTGACTTACCCTTTTCGAGGTTATTCATGAGCTTTTTGCGGTTATTGCGTTCAAGTTCCGTTTTCGCTTGTAATTTAGCCGCAACGTTACGCGTGATTGCAAACTTACGTCGATCGCTATTGATTTTCGTCGCATTCGCTAAAATCTTTTCCGAGTTTCCACCCTTGTTCAGACGTTCCATGAACTTGGTTCGGTTTGCCTTTTCGAGCGTGTTGAGCGCTTGAAGCTTTGCAGCTACATTCTTCTTGAGTTGATCGCGCGCAGCTTTTACGTTCGCTGCATTCTTGTTTACGAGTGCTTGAATCGGTCCGATGTTTGCGTAGGGTTTATTGATTTGATTAAAGTATTGTTTCTTTCGATCATTGGGAATGTTCAAATCTTCGATAGTCTTTTTGAGGTCATTCTTGATCCTGGCCTTTTCTTCATTATTCTTTTTCGATACATTCTTGAGGTTTTGAAGAGACCCACCCGAATTGAAGCTGGTGATGTACCCTTGCATATCAGCATTCGTGAGATGTGTCAGCGTCTTAAGATGTTGATTCAAATCTTCACGGTTTTGTTGACGCTTACGATTCGCTTCCGCTTGCTTACGTTGTGTGTTCATAGCGGTCGCTTGGGTCTTGATAGTATTCAATGATGCATTCGTATTGTTCGCAATGAGTTGATTCTTAAACGTCTTCTTATTTTCATTGGTCAAATTCAATGTATTTAGGAACGAATTCAATTTGGAAGCTCTATCCATACTTTCTTGCTTTTGCTTCCTCGTCGCCGTGTTCGTGTTCGTGATTTCTTGTTTGATGGGTGCCAAGTTCATATTTTTGTTTGTCACGCGCGCCAAGAACGCGTTGCGTTGTGTGTTCGTCAGGTTCTTATTACTCATGAAATTTCTGAGTTCATCCTTTCTCTTATTAAGGAGTTCCGCGCGACGATTTGCGTTAAGTTTCGCGGCTTCATTCTTAATTGCGTTCGCAGTCGCCGAACCATCGTTCAACTTTTTAATCAGTGTATCCTTCACTGAGTTGTTGAGTTCGAGACCATTGAGGAAGGTTCGTGTATCCGCACGAATGACCGCCTTAGACTTTGCGTTTGCATTCATGTTCATCGCTTCTTTCTTTATCGCATTCAAAGTATTGCTTCCACTATTGAACTTCTTGAGAAGCTCAGTCTTTTGACTATTCGTAAGGTTGAGGGTGTTAAATACGTTCGTGAGTTCTTTACGGTTCATGGCAATCTTTTCAAGTTTGCGCTTGTTCGCGAGCTTTTGTGCTTCATTCTTGAGTGCGGTAATGTTACCATTGAACTTGTTCATGATTGATGATTTATCTTCACCAGTCAGACCCAGTTCGTTAATGTATGTGTTGAGTTCTTGGCGTTTCGCGTTCAAGGATTCCTGTTTACGTTGTTTCACGAGATCATCCGCCTTGGTTCGCATGACGTTGAGTTCGGCTATGCTATTATTGAATTCCTTAAGAATTGCATTCTTATTGGTTTGATTCAACTCAAGTGTTTTCACGTAGTCTGAAAGAGCGTTTCTATTCGATGTTCGTTTTTCAGATTTTCGTTTGTTCACGAGATTTGTCGCGCGTTTTTGGAGGTCATTCATATTAGAACTATCGTTATCAAATTGTTTGAGAATTGAATTTCTATTTTCATTGGATAAATTCAAGCCACTCAAAAACTTGGAGAATTCTGTACGCTTTTCATTGATTCGATCCTTAAGCACACCATTCGCACGCGCCTTCATGTTTTCGAGACTGACATTTGATTGCGAAAGTGATTGCATCAGTGAATTTTTGTTTTCGCGACCCAATCCAATGCGAGACATGTAGGCGTCAAAGTTTTCGAGGTTCTTGGCACGACGCGCCGCCTTGATTGAATTCGCCATATTTTTTGCATCTTGTTTGATCGTATTGACCGTGTTCGGTGCGTTATTGTATCTCTGTAAGAAACCATTGCGATTCGTCGGATTGAGACCAATCTTTTCCAGATAGTTGCTCAGTTCCGCACGCTTTGCCGCCTTCTTTTCATCCGCGATACGCTTGGCTTCGCCTTGACTTCTATTTTTCAAGTTATTGAGCGTTCCAACACCGTTATCAAAGTTCTTCAATATGACGAGTTTTGTATTTCCAGGAAGATTGAGGTTTGTCATAAGTTTATTCAATTCGTTACGATCTCTCGCCTTCCATTCACTCTTACGTTGATTGAGGAGAGTATTCGCTTTCTTCGACCATACATTTACATTCTTGTTTACATTGGCATTAAAATTACGCATGAGAACATTCTTATTGGATTGGTTCAAGGGCATACCATTGATATATGTCTTGAACTTTGTCGTCAGTGCTTCATTCTTTTCAGTCTTTCGTGTATTCACGAGGTTTCGACCTTGTTTCTTAATTGATTCGATGTTACCACTCTCATCGTCGAAGAGTTTCATCACGTATGCCTTGTCCTCATTCACGAGATCGAGTGTATTGACATACATCCTGAGTTCATTGCGATTCTTTACACGTTGTTCTTCCTTTCGTTGAATAGAACGATTGGTCGCTTGGTTGATGATATTCTTGACGTTTACGTACGGCGAATTCAACTTACTCAAAAGATCAATGCGGTCTGTATTATTCAATCCCAAATCGTTGATGTGCTTTTCGAGTGACGCCTTGTTCGTTACATATTTTTCTTGCTTGCGAGACTTTGCGATGTCATTCGCATTCGTTCGAAGAGTATTCAAACTGGCGTTGGTTGTGTTGAACTTGTTCAAAATAGTGTTTTTGTCCTCTTGCTTGAGACCAATCGAGTTAATATACTCGGTGAGCGATTTTCGCTCTTCGGCACGAGCGTTAATGTTACGCTTATTTTTCATCTTCCTGGCTTCATTTCGAAGTGCATTCACGTTTGCATTGACGGACGTAATCTTTGCCATGATATAGTTCTTGTCCTCATTCGTAGCGCCGATGTAATTGAGATATTCCTTCATTTGTGTCTTGATAGTGTTAAGCTTTTCGGTCTTTCTATTTTCAATCAATTGAATCGCCTTTTGTTCGATATTCCGAGCACCGTTATTGAATTGACGCATGAGGTCAGCTCTGTTTTGATTCGTGAGATTCATCTTATTGATGATATTCTTAACCTTTTGACGTTCCATGTTGAGCTTTCGTTTATTCGACGCATCGCGGATGTTGTTTGCCGACTTCATGAGAGTGTTCAAATTTCCGGCATCGTCATTAAAGTTCTTGAGAAGCATCGCTTTTTCATCGTTCTCGAGACTCAAACGGTTTATATGATTTTCAAGTGTTTTTCTATTCGCTGCACGACGTTCAACAACCTTCGAATTTGCGAGTTCACGCGCCTTGTTCATAGCCTTGTTCAGAGAGATCGCCCCCGTGTTGAAATCTGCAAGAATTTGTGACGCGTTAATATTCATACTAGCCACGTATTCACGAAGCTTAGCCTTGTTCGATTCAAACTTCTCACCTCTACGTTGGTTCGATAGAGTCTTCGCGTTCGTCTTAGCCTTGTTCAAATTCAATGTGTTACCAAAGTTTTGAATAATTTTAGCCTTGTTTGGTTCTGCCAATTCGAGTGTGTTCAAGTAGTCGACGAGTTCCGCGCGGTTCTTATTTTGTTGATCCTTGATTCTCGAGTTAATGAGATTCGTAATCTTGCGTTTGATTGTGTTGACATTTGATTCACCCGCATTGAGCTCTTTGAGGAATGCATTTTTATTGTTCGTGGACAAGTTCATACTATTCATATAAGATTTGAGTCCATTTCGAGTCATGACTCGATTTTGTTCATTTTTAACTTTCACGAGTTCTTGAATTTCGGATTGAAGCGCTTCGACGTTCGCCAACCCTTTATTGAACTTGTTCAAAATAGAATTCTTTTGCGTTTGGTTTAACTTTGTAGAATTCAAAACATTCGTGAGTTTCGTGCGGTTGACCGCCTTTTTAGAATTTCGAATGGCTGTGGCTTCACTCTTCAACGTGTTAAGATTTGAACCATTCGCGTTAAACTTGGAAAGAATGGTTTGGCGTTCTTGGTTCGTGAGACCGAGTGATGTTATGTGACCATTGAGGTTTTGGCGATTGAGCGTTCGCTTTTCATTCTTTGACGCCTGACTTCTCGCGTTGATGTTTGCCTTGAGTGCCGCGACGTTCGTATTTGTGGTGACACGGTTCACGAACGATCGCTTTTCATCATTCGTGAGACTCTTGTTTGCCATGTAGGCATTGATCTCAGATTTGATTTTCTCGATGCGTGCATTCTTTTGTTGTTGATCCATTTGTCGAGCCTTATTTTGAATCGATGCGACGGTGGCACCATTATTTAATTCCTTAATCAATGCATTCTTTGTCGTTTGATTCAAAGATGTATTCTTGTTCAAGAAGCTGACGAGTGATTGTTTATTCTTAATCTTGATGTTTGTTTCCTTGGCACGAATAATTTTATTGGCTTCGTTCTTGATACCATTGAGCGTCAATTCATTGGAATCGTATCGACGCATGAGATTATTCTTTTCGTTGCTCGCCAAGTTTACAGTATTCAAGAACTCTGCGACTTGCAACTTCATCACCGCTTTCTTTTGATTTTTGCGCGCGACGATCAACTTATTTGCAGCTGATCTGAGATCATTCAAATTTGTAATCGATCCGTCATTGATGAGCATCTTTTTATTCTCATTACTGAGTTCATTCACAGTGTTGAGATAATTTTGAAACTTCGCAGCGCGATTCACATTAGAAATATTATTTGCAACGTTAGGGACGTTGTTGGCCTTTGGGACGTTAGGAACGTTAGGGACGTTTGGCACGTTGTTGGCCTTTGGCACGTTGTTGGCCTTTGGCACGTTGTTGGCCTTTGGCACGTTTCGAGCTTCTTCCGCCATGCGTCGAACAGAATTCACGGTGTTCGTCGCCAACATATTCTTAAGTTCGGTCTTCCTCGCGTTAGGTAGGTTCAAACCGTTAATGAATTTCACGAGTTCATCTTCATTTCCCTTTTGAACACGTGCACGGGTAATCACATTCTCATATTTGACATTCTTTTTATTCAGATTTGTCAAAAAATTAGTCTCTCGTCGAAGACCGAGACTCTTAATCTCTTCGATGGCGTTGGTTTTAGAGATACCTTTATTGATGTTTTGGGTGGGTGGAACGTATGCATTCGGTAATTGTGGACCCTGGATAACACTGGTATTCTTATACATACCGAGACCGTACTTACCCGTAGTGAATACGTACCCAGACTTATTTGGTATCATTTTCTTCGAAGGAATGAAATTCTTATTCGCTTTCACCTTGGCGACTTCCAAGAATGTTGGTTTAGTCGTGTTTAATGAAGGTCTGATTTGTTTTGGAAAAGATACAGAAGTTGAGGCTTCGCGTTGGCGTGGTGCAGACGGAGCCGACGGAGCAGACGGAGCCGAAATATTAACGGAACTCGGAAAGGAAACCCGCGTCGACGCATTAGGTTTACGATTGATATTGAATGCCGTGTTCACTCGGTTCACTCGGTTCACTCGGTTCACGTTCGCGCTCGTGTTCACTCGGTTCACTCGGTTCACGTTCGTGTTCACATTCGTGTTCACATTCGTGTTCACGTTCGTGTTCACACTCACACGACTGTTCATGTTCCGAACGGGTGTGTGTCTTTTTCTCGAGAGCATGATGGGTTCACGAATTTTGTGTCCATCGAGATACCGTTTCGTCGAGTCGACCAATTCGACTTTCGTCAAACCTTTCGTCAAAACGACACCCGCCTTTCTCGCAACGCGGCGCAATTCACTCACAGTTGAATCACTCGCAAATAAGATATCGTAATCTTTTTGCTTAAGAGGCGACTTACCATCCACCATGAATGTTCTATTCTTACTGAGAACCAAGGGTGGAAGAGGGAGATTATCTTCCTGAATATCCGTGTAGGCCTGACAAATCTTCTTGCGAGACAAATTCAGATCCTTACCGGTATTCTGTTTAATCATTTGACGTAGGTTGTCTATATCAAGTTTTGGATCGCATGCATCCATCCATGCACTTTAGTATACAAAAATATTATAATCCATAACCAATCATATATAACCTGACTTTATCTTCATAAGACATACCAAAATCAAATATATTAAAGTTCTCAACGTCTATCTGATGTGATTTTATTTTAACATCATACCTTCCCCTGTTTCGTAGGGTTGATGCGATGATCGTTTCAAGAAACTGCTTCGGGTTATCTAGATCTTCTTTATAACTAGATACGACGTGTATTTTTACGCACTCGATTTCATGTGGTTTTTTATCGATAAAGGGCATGAGTGGTATCTCTTCGGCGACACCACCATCGATGTATGATTTTCCATCATACTTTCCGCACTCAAATACGAGTGGAATCGCGATGCTCATGCATACAGCATCAATGACTTTCATATCTGGGTGTGTATCAACCGAAAAGTATTCCGTCTTCGATGAATTGAGACAAAAGGCTGCGATGTAAATCTTCTTATTGAGTTCTTTAAATGATGGGTTACAACCGCATATCTCTATGAGTTTTTGTCGTATAGGATCCACATCGACGAAGCCAAATTTGTTAAAAAAGAGAGCAATATTTACCTTAACAAATTCAGAGATATCTAATGTCGATGAAATTTTGAAAATCTTATCGACGGACATCCCCAAAGCTAAAAATAGTGCCAAGATAGACCCAGCGGAAGCGCCGGATATTTCCTGGACATTGTGAAGTTCTTTATGTATTTTTTTAAGACGGCCGATCATGGCATAAATACCCATGGCACCAGGTCCTAAAACTAGATACTTCATATCCTATTAGTAGAATTGAGGAAATTGACGTCGCAAAGACGCGAAAATAATAGCGAACACGAGTGCGTGCACGAGGACAGACTGCGGACTGGTTTGTCCGGAGCGGAAAACACCACCCGACCCTGGTGGAAGCGTCAAAAGAAGCCCAGGGCTTAGCGCAAGGAAGAGAGTCGTCGTCACGAGCAAATCAGCCTTCGTCACAACCAATCCCATGACACGCGCAATAGCGGAGTAGACCAGGAAGAAGACGAGTGCGTGGAAGAAGATGGCCATTTGGCTCGTCTGACCATTGGTAAACTTAACAGACTTTCCATCCGTCGTGAGCAAAAGACCTGGGCTGAGCGCGGCAAAGAGTGCGGCGGGGATGGCAACCTTCCGGGTCGCGATATCAGGGAGCATTTAGTATATATACACATTATTTTGCTCTGTATGTGATGCCACAAAGTCAAGAAAGTGATCGAGTGTCGCTCCAGTCATGAACACACTTTTCATATCCATATCTTCCACACACTCTTGGATCTTTTTCCAAATGTATGAGAGTTGTGGTATTATGGGACAATACAAATACAATGGCTCGTCGTGATGTTCTTTGTAACAAAACTCAACAAAATCATTGAAATCACCCCTGTTGAATACTATACGCTCTAACCATGCATCGTGAATGAGTGTATTCATGAGATCCCATAATCCCCATAATTCATCTGAGTATTTGGATTCCCAATCGTGAATATTCAGATGAGTGTCATCGTCCTCAATGACCTCACCGTGCTCATTGAGCTCAACGTCGAGGTCGAAATTGCCATCTTCGATATACTGACTCCAAACCATAGTTCTTACTTATCTTCATTAGGAGGCTTCTCTTTTATACCGGTTAACGAAAGCGTGACAGACTCTTTCGTTTTTAAATTATCTTGGATCGCGTTGATTGCTCCCTCAACCTTCACTTCGTCACCACTAAAGAATTTCAACAACCCTTCTCGTATGGAATCCTTGTTCACACCCGACTTACGGACGCTTTTTCGTAAACTTATCTTCCCTTTCCTGAGGTTAATGGTATCAATACCCTGATCAACCATGTGTTTCTTCACCGTCTCCTTGAGACGTTTTTCTTCCTGGTTGAGGACCTTGATATCAGATTTCGCTTCGGACAGTTGTTTACTGAGTTCGACGAGCTTTGAGACGCTCGTCGACAGTTCATTAGACACAGAAGACATATTTACCTAGTATTACTCTAAAATCTTTAAGCGCACAAACTACGTTGCATCAAATCCGGGGCAATCGTCGAGTTGTTCCACACGAAAGCATCCTTCGGGTTCGGCGGATCCGCGCGAATTTGTTGGTTCGCGTTACGCAAAGCACCGCCGGTAGTCTCCGGGAAACCAATTTGCTGACGCGGGTCTAAGAAGTTTTGACCTTTGAGGATGTCTTCCGGGGCAAATTCACCAAAGTCTTCCTGGGAAGCGACTTCGCGGGGCAACAGAGAAGACGCGAGGCCGGTACCAGCCTTCATTTGGCACGTGCTTGGCGCGACATCCTTGCTATCGTAAAGGCTCGGTGCATACATGGTCTCCTGAACACTGTACTTAGACTTCTTGGAGTTCATGCTGAAGAGCAAATAAACGAGGACGGCCACAGCCGCGAGCATGACCAATTGATTCGGGCGAATCTTCACCATCTTTTATTATACAGTATACAAATTTTTTTATTCTTCATCCTCATCTTGGAAAGCAAATTCTTCTGGATAGGTTTCTTCCGGCTGGGGTGGCGGTGTTGACATTTTGACCTGGACGACATTCCATACCGGACCAAACGCCTTCTTAGCGAACCACAATCCAGCAAATTCGAGAATGACCGAACATTCGTTTTCGGTCGTGAGCGCACTGAAGTCCGTGAGTTCTTGGTCGGCTGTAAAAATCTTCGTCGGTGCGATCTTATCCGCACTGATTTGATTATCGTTGACACTCGCCGTATACGCGGATTTCACCGTTTCTTCAGAGAGCGCTTTACCGAACCATGATTCCGAATTTTCGATTGCGGCCTGGATGTTTTGTGTATCGAGTGCCTGTACACGTTCAAGATTTCGTTCGGATGCGAGATCAAAGGTCACTTCCGTGTCGGTGAGACCCGTAACCTTCACCTTATTCAACTGAACAAAACACTTCTTATTGTCATCCTTCGTCGCCTTTACGAAATAGAAACCTTCGTCGTCCTTGGTAGGAGTATCGTATAACATTATACCGTATATTGTACTTATTTCTTTAAACCAACGAAAGGAATCTGTGCTGACTTTAAAAGTACTTGTTTAGGAACCCAATTATCTCTGATTGGTCTGTATCCATACAACGTTTTCAAAATGTTAATTTTCTCTGGAACTTTTCCACCTACAATTGGTCTGAGATTGTATTCATTCTTCACGTAGTTTTTATTTTTTGATGTTCGCCAGACCTGATCATTTATATTGAAACGTTGATTTCCCTTCGTCTTCTGGAATCCGGGAACCGTCACGCTCTTCGTGGAAGCTTTAAGACCGATAACAAACTGCTTCGACACGCGCTCTTCATCGGGCGGTGTCGTGTACGCGGTGTACTTACGTGGATTCACCGCCAATGCGGACTTCATGTTTACACGTCCGTCCAGTTTTCTTCGACGCATGGGTGTCATAGGAAGTTTACTAACTTTCTGATAAATGGATTCAATCGTATCACCTGAGTTAATGGATACTTTACTCGAAATAATTTTGGACAACTTCACCATGCGTTGTCGATCCTTTTCACGCTTTTCTGGGCGAAGACCGAGCTTTTGCATAAGATATACATCATCGAGGAGGAAACGACGTCCAGCTACATAGATACGATCGTCTCGCGTGATCGTATTGGTACGACGATTCCTGTATGTAACACCCTTCTTTTTTGTTTCTACAACTTCGAAACCAAATTCACCTGGACGCATGAAGGGAATGTCCAGGATACCACCTATCGTGCGTTCGATAATCTGTCCTTTCGCCGCTGAAAAGTACCGCACCTTAAGATCGAGCGCGAAGAGTTCGACATCAATGAACACATTCATCTTGGACGGTTCCTGACCGTTCCCAACCTTCTTCTTTTTGATAAGGATATATCGTCGCGTCACAAACGGCCCCTTTTCAGCAAACCCAAGACCGAGAAACCTTTCGAGTTTTGTCTTTTTCGTAAATCTCGATCGAATTTCTTTGTCGTATTTTGAAGCTATTTCACCTAATTTATTCCACAATAGAACCTTAACAGCTTGAAGCTTCCCAAAATACTTTGAATCATATTTGAATCTAGGTACAAACTTTGTATCAATGTCACTCGTGATGATTCGGTCCTTACGATCGATGTAATAATTAAACGCTTCACCACCAGAGATCACGAGATCTCCACTCGTTTTTAAAAAATCCGAAAGTTCACCAACCATTCGATACACGATATCACGGATAGTGTCGGTCACGTACGCGTAGACTATCTTCTCAAGTGATTCCTTCTTATGAAGTCTGTGAAGACGCTTTCTAAAATTTGTCATATCATCATTCTCATAGTACTTCTTCAGCGTGACGTCATTGAAGAACAAGTTCTTTACCATGAACCGATTGATAGTGGCCTCTGAGTAAATGCTATCGTCCATTATAATATTGTGATATATAAAAATGGAGTGTGATAAGCTCAAGTGTGACGTAATAGACGAATGTAAATGTTACGCACTGAAGAACGAAACCTACCCATACGAAAACCAAATCTGTGGTGTGCGTCGAGGAAAGCGTGTGTTTCCATGTAACGCGGCGTGTTGTTCCGGTGGATGCCCTGGGCAGTGTAAAAATGTCCGTCCCAGACCCCCGTATGAAGTAACCGAAGACTTCTTCACACCATTTCAAGTCGATATTCCAGCATACCTTAAAATTATCCTTGTGGTTCTTTTAGGTCTGGTTATAACAAGCACATTATCGTTACGAAAATGAGACTTAAAGATGAGGCTTCTAACAAGGATATAAGATGTCTCTTGAAACGATCCAATCCGAACTCACCGCGCTCCGTGCCGAAGTCAAGTCCTTGACGAAGCTTATCCGAAAGGTTAAGGCGAAGCAAGACGACCCGGATGGAACCAAGGCTGCTGAGCGTGCGAAGAATAACGGCTTCAACCGCAAGCAACAGGTTACCGATAAGCTCCGTACGTTCATTGGTCTCGCGGAAGGAGAATTGATCTCCCGAAGTGAAGTGACCAAGGCTATTACGAAGTACATCACTGACAATGGTCTCAAGCACCCGGAAAATGGCCGTGTGCTCATCATGGACGAAAAGCTCCGCGATCTTCTTCAACCGGGTGATGTTCAAGTCACCTTCCTCAACTTGCAAAAGTTCTTGAGCCCGCATTATGTTAAGGCTTAAACAAATAACACATTAATGAAATAAAATGAATATCAATAAGTCCATCATCGAAGAACTTATTGGTACAAAGCCAACCAAGTTGGATTTGTATCAAAAAGCCTTCACTCATAAATCAGCCCTAAAGGAACACGAAGAACTCACAGGTTCCTTTGAGACTTTGGAATTTATAGGTGATTCAGTCCTAGGTTTTGTGATAACAAAATACTTATACGACAGATATGAAGAAAGACAAGAGGGATTCTTGACAAAAGCACGAACCCAACTCGTTCGAGGTGACACGCTCGCTGGTATAGCTCGTAAACTTGGACTCCATGATCGCGTTCTCATGGATGAAAAGGGTATGCGAAATGGGTGGAACAATAACCCAAAGATTCTCGAAGATGTATTTGAAGCCTTGATTGGTGCCATTTATATGGATCTCGGTCTCTTACACGCGAAACAATTTATCCTTTCAATTTACGAAAATTCAGAACTCGTTGATATGAAGTCGATCATGGTTGATAACAATTACAAAGATCATCTCATGCGATATTCACAATCAAATAGCCTTCCTCTCCCAGATTATAGAATTGCGGCACAAGTTGACGGTGTTTTCACGGTCGATGTATTCATAGACAATGTGTTTTTAGGTCGTGGATTTGCAAAGAGCAAGAAGCGCGCCGAACAAAATGCAGCGAAAGCCTTTTTCTACCCAACTCAGCTTAAAAGATAACTTCATAAATAAATTAATATGCATCCAAACGTAGAGGCACTGATAGCTCGTGAATATGCAGCGCAAAAGAGTCAAGAATGGCTCGCGTTGCGTGGAAATATGCTCACCGCCTCGGATGCTGCGACGGCCATTGGCAAGAATAAGTACGAAACACCCCAAGGTCTTCTGCTTAAGAAGTGTGGTCTTGGGGAAAAGTTCACGGGCAATGAAGCCACGCGTCACGGTGAGAAATATGAGGACGAAGCGCGGATTCTCTACGAAGAAAGACATGGAGAAGTCGTCCACGAGATTGGATTATGTCCACACCCCATACATACATGGCTCGGTGGAAGTCCAGATGGTGTCTCGGAATCTGGGAAGCTCGTTGAAATCAAATGTCCTATGTCTCGTAAAATTGAACCGTGTGTTCCCGAACACTACATGCCACAACTCCAATTGTGTATGGAAATTCTAGATCTCGAAGAAGCAGACTTTATTCAATATAAACCCGCTGAAACAAATTGGCCGAGACCCGAAGAGTTTGTTGTTGTCAATGTAAAACGTGATCGCGAATGGTTCAATACATATTTACCAGTCATGAAAGAGTTCTGGGACAAGGTTTTGTATTTCAGAGAACACCTCGATGAACTTCCGAAACCAGAAGAAAAGGTGAGGCGCCCGCGGAAGAAGAAGGAAATTCCGGTTGAAATAGAAATAGATCCGAATGATACCTACCTAAGTGATTAGGCGAACTTTAAAAATCATACAATCATGACGATCGAAGACCAATATATTAAAGCAAAGAACCGCCTCAATGGTCGTTTATTTGCACCCTATCAAAGTGAGGGTGTTCTATGGATGCTTTCCATGGAAAATCAAGTACACGGACCAAAGGGTGGGTTCTTGTGTGACGAAATGGGTCTGGGTAAAACCGTGCAAGTCGTCTCGACTATTCTAGGGAATGAAAAGAGACGAACGCTCATCGTTGTACCCAAATCTATCGTAACACAATGGGTTCTTGAGATACAAAAATTTGCACCA